ATAAAACCTCATTTCAAAAGATCTCTTATGCCTAACGGGTCATTAGTAGGTGTAGTTTTTCTTTTTCCGGTAGCTGCAATTGTTTGCCCTACTGTTTTTGGTTTATAAGTAGTTGGGGTCGGGCTTGTTACTTGTAAACTAGATTGATATGTAGCACCATCTAAAATTTGCCTTACTTTATCTTGTATTCTTCTTTGCATAGCTGCTGGCAAATAAGATAAATTTGTTTTAACACTACCCAAAATAGTTGGCTCTAAAGCTTTCATTGCGCGTGCCGATGATTGGCCTTGTTGCACTCTCATACGATATAATGCTAATTCTGGTTTAATTGATTGTGCCGCATAATATTGTGCAGCTTTGGATTGTTTTGTTGGGTCATTTGATTGTGCATCCCAAAACCACGGTCTAGTAACTGGTGAATACCAGCCCCCATAATTAAGACCGCTTGTAATAGCTTTTGATAGATAATCCATACCTGCGGTTGCCGAAGCTGCTTTTTGTTGAGCTGCTATCGAACCCGGTTGTGCAGCAAACGTAGGTTTAATATCAATAGCATTAATAGGGCGTGTGTGATGCTGTACTTCTGCAATTGTTTGAGGCATTTGATGAGTACTAAAGTTTTCGGCCGTATTTCCACCGGGAGGAGGAGTTTTTGTGCCAGCTTGTTTCATCTGAGCCATTTGAGTTAAAGTATAACCTTCTGATAACATTCTTGCTGATTCATCGCCGCTATAACCTAAAGTTCTTCCTTTAGCAATCAGATTAGAGCGATCATCCGATGGTAACAATTGGAAATTTCTTATATTAAGCGCTCTTGATTTTTCGTCATGGATATCGCTTAAAACTTGCATCGGATTTATTTTTGATGGGTCTGGTGAGAATTTTCTCAAATACCATAACTTTGACATTGCATCGTGCGCCTCACCACTTAATCCTTGAGCAGCAAAAGGGTCGGCTGCTTTTGATAAAGCTTCTTTAGCTTGCGCTTGTTCTAGCGCAACCTTAGCAGGAGTTTCCATTGCTGATTCACGCATTTTTTGTAGTTGCCCTGCCATACCGACACCAGTTTGTAAGGCTTGCGCGATACCTTGAGGTTGAATCGGTTGGCTAAGTCTTGGGTCTGTAAATGTTGTGACTGGTAAAACCATATTCTATTACCTTTTAAATAAAGTGGGCTGCGATACCGGCGGCGCTACCTAGAGCGCCCCAAATATTACTTTTACTTTGCTCTTGTTGTCTTGCCGCTTCTTCTTGTTGTAATTGTGCTAATTGCGCACGACTCATCAATGAGCTTGCTAAGTCTTCGCCTAATCCACGTTGTCCTGCGAGACCTGTGCCATACAAGCCCAAAGCACGCTGCATATATTGACCATAATCTTGCGAAGCTAAACCTTGGGCAGTTGCGGCAGCCTGCTGTTGTTGCTGAGGGCTGCCTGCCATACCACCTGCGGCCGATGCTTGACCAACACCTTTTAATGCTTGATTTAAAGCAAATTGATATCCGGGAGATTGTTTATAACCTGCGCCAATTTGGGACAGTTTTTGAGTTGGGTCTTGTACTAGGCCTTCATACGGTGCAAAGTATTTCTTTAGAATATCTGGAATTTGCGACATATATTGATCTGCGCCACCGCCGACCATACCACTATCACCCCCAAAACCACCAAATAAGCCGCCTAAACCTAACATTCCGCCGCCTAAAAGACCTGCTTTTGCCCAACCCGGCATACCGCCGCCATAACTAGTAGTTTGCCCTGTATCGGGGTTAGTCCAAGATGCAGTAGTTGGCGCTCCTGCGCCATAACTTACTGGCGGCATTGAAGCCGGTTGCCCCGAAATAGTTGGCATTTGGTAATCATACATCCTTGTATCTCCCTATATTTTAAACCACTTGAACCACTTTAGGCGCTCCATCAATATTTACTTTTACTTCGTCTGTATCTTCGTCGTAGTAAAAAGCGCCTTTTTTCTCGGCGTCCGCTGCCAAAACAGTTATATTTGCAGTAGTTTGTGATGGTACAATGTGACCTTCGTCACTCATTTGTTGCTGTAATTCATTAAACAATTGCTCTAGCATGTGCCTTGAGCTTTCAGTTAAATAACCGTCCTTAGTTACAAATCTGTCATTAATAAAGTTAGGTATTTTCACACTTAAAGTCCGTTTTTTGCCATTTTTATGCAAATTTCGGGGGTTTTACGAGATTTTAGCTCGTTAAGATGCCTTTTTAGCAACATCTACGTACCCGTCTTTACATAAAAATCTACCGTCACCCCAAAAGCGAAGTTGGAAAGTCATTTCGTTTGAAATTCCGAAATCATATTCCGTAAACTTATTCTCCCTGTTAGGTAACGCTTGAATATCATGTTTAACAAAATTACCGAATGTAATCCCTCCATTATTACTAATAGAGAGGTCAATTCGATTAAGATTTTTTGAATCGCCTTGTTCAATTGTAAAGCCCATCCTTTTGCCAATAAATAAATCACTATCAGGTAAGCGCACAGTATTTGTAATTCTTAAACGTGGTACATGCCCGCCGTCTGCTGTAGTAAAGTCACTACTTAATCGATAAATATTTCCATCAATTAAACTTATAAAATAATAATCGTTCGCAAAAAATGTCACTTTTTTAGCAATGTGATTTTCTAACTTCTCATCACTTAAAAAGAAAAACTTATTTGTGTTAAAATCATATAAGTAAGTAACTTTATCTTTTCTAAAAGTTAATTGATAAAATAAATGTCCCTCATTCTCGTAAATAAATCCGTAGCTATCTTCTGGGTCTTCTAATTGTTTTAAAGCAAAGTTAATACCGTCTGTTGAAATTGGTCTTGGCTGTCCGCCTTCGCTATACATAATAACGGGGGCTGATTGTTCGTTTCTTGCAAGCCAAATAACAAATTTATCACCTGCTGCAATTGTTGATTGATTTACGCAACCATAATCAATATTAAAACTATTTGTTCTGTAGTAAGGAAATAATTTATAACCTATATCATTCCAGCTTTCTGTAACCGTTGAACCCATCACAAATAATTGATTACCTTTTCCGGGTACACGTACACAAGCACGACATTTGTCTGGTTTGCTTTCTAGCTCACCAACGTTTTGACTTCCTGCTGGCCATACTGTTCCTTCGTTAATTTGCGATAAACGCCATTGATTACGATCTAAATCAGGAGCAATAAAATATCCATCTTGAAAAGTCACATAACCCGGCAAAAAATCTAATGTTACTTTTTGAAAAGTTGCAGCATCATAATTATAAATATAAATATCTTTTTTATCGCAAATCGCAATTTGTTCTGCATCATTTTCATCTATAAAAACATCGCCACTAAAAGTATCTAAAGTTCCAATTAAAGTTGCAATTCCTTCTGTGATATCTCCAACCGGAATTGTGCGCCCTACTTTTTGTATTTCATCTCGTATTGCATAAACACCGCTGCCAATAACAGCAAGCATAAAGTTACCACGTGTGCTAGTAAAAACTCCTCTACCTTCTGATAGTGGGTCAATATTTAAAACTTTTAAATGTCCCGGTGTTGGAACCATCCAACCATCTGAGATAAAAAAGTTATAGCTTTTTTCAAACGAAATTTTTGCATAGCGACCAAACTTGTTAGAACCAACAATATTTAGTGGTAAACGCTGCAATTGTAAATTAGGCGTAGTTCTTCCCATTAAGGCAACCACCCTGTGCCTAAGTTGGCATATCCATAATTAATTACATCACCTGATCTAAAAGTTGATCTTTTTTTAGTTGTTAAGTCCATCGGGCTTACATAAGTAAGTGTTTCCTCTAACCGTGCTAATTCTTCTTTTGTTTCAGTAGGTAAAGGCATTCCCCACTCGTCCGCAATTTCTCTTGCTAATGCGTAAGTTAAATATTTAATAAAATATCTATCGTACTTTAATAGCAAGTCTTCGCATAAATCCGTAATATCATCGAGTTTAAATTTTCCCCAAAGTTTTAATGGATAATCAACATTAGGTAAAAAGAACATATACAAATCAGCACCATTAAGCTTTCGCTCAATATGCCATTCGTAAGGTAGACTTCTGATATTATCTGCGCGTGATGTTCCAAAATATTTTCTGCGTTGTCGATACTGCATAGAATATCTAACATCGCCAATATTAAAGGTAAGTGTTTCCGGCTCGATTAAGCCGGGGATAAAGTACACCTCTTGACCGGGTACGGCTGTAAAGGTGTACTCTTGATAGTATGGGATAAGTTGACCGTCTATGCCTTCAGTGGCCAGAGCCTCATTTAATAAGCTCAAACCATCAGTAAGCTGATCACCTGTTACCGTTTGGAATTTCCTTGAGACAATTCCCGATAAATAATAAGCTTTGACAATAAGTTCTCTGGCCGTGAAAGGCATAGTCTACCCCCTTGTAGATTTAACTAGGAAAAAGAAACGAAAACTAGTTAATCTATAGCGGGAAGACAACACGCATTGCGTATTCGTCAACCATCGTTGAACCCCAAATACAGTCATGTACCATGCCGCGCTCGTTCTCACCAAACTTAGAACCGTAGTAAGTTCTAATAGATGCACCACTTTCTGAGTCAACACTATTACCGGTTGGGAAAGGTATTTCCTCTGGTAATTGAGGCATTGCCAAGTAGAGTGGGTCACCAGCATAGATCAAACCAGCTCTATGTGAAGGTAGAGCAGTTAATTCCATGCCAGCAGCGATTGTTTGGGTAACGTTCTGATCTTTTCCAGCCACACTGTAAAGTTTCGGGAAGATAGAAATAGTTACGCTATCCGCAACCGATGCAGCATCCGCAGTAGCACGAATTTGCACAGGGTTTGCACTTGGCTCATGACCGATAAACGTTCTATAACGAACATTTGGTTGACCAGAAACGCCATCGCTAAATTGCAGCAAATCGTTTGCTTTGATAGCATCAGCGTCAGCACCAGCACCACTACATGTGATAGCAGAAATACCGCCATCAGGGTCAGTCACAACCGCGGTAATAACCAAAGTTGTAGCTGCGTTTCCGACTGTACCAGCAGTGTGAGTTGGTAACAAGTTAGACTGATACCAATCAGTATTGCTAAATTTGCCGAGCATCCAGCTTTGTGCGATATCTTCGTTTCGATCAAGTACGAATTGACTTAATCCGCTATTTACGATTGAAGCAACCGAAATATCCTCTAAATAACCACAAGCCATGCCAGAAGCAGAGCCGTAGTTTCTAAAGAAAGCCATAGCAGTAGCCAATTGACCAAAGCTGTTGATTGCTGTAGTACCATCGCCATAAAAACGGTAGGTATGAGTAATTGCATTTTGTGCAATATTAGATTCGATCTTGGTACCAAGTTCCGCCATAGCAGACTTACCATATTTATCCATATAATCGCGGGCATTAAAGATAAATTGTTCAGCGCTAAAGGCGTATGCTACGTTTTCTGCTTGGTCAACAGTCAAGTTCTGCACGCGTTGAGCTGAATCTTGAAAAGTTGCAATTAAGCTAGAATTAGTAGTATAACGAGGTGGTAGATCAAAAGACACGGTATCGCCTAAATTCTTCGCCCCTTTATCAAAATCTTTAAACTTTTTGTTAGCTTTTGAAAGAAAAGCAAACTGGTTTAAAAGTAAAGCAAGGTTAGAGTCATTATAGGTGATTACCTGTTGAAAAGAGTTAGTAGGTAAAACCATAAGGTGTATCTCCAATTAAATTTTCTTGAATAGAAAAAAAATAATTAAAGGATATGACTTTAAAGTTTAATTAGTTTGCTAGAATCAGCACCTTAGCCAAGGTTGTTTACGTAACGCACTAACCGATAACTTTTCGCCATTATCCGTTCCGATTGTGGAGGGTTTTGTTTGATCTAATGGCTCGTTCGGTTTCGATTGTTGCTGCTGTTGGGCTGCTTGCTGATTTTTCTTAATTGAATCAGATAAACGCATAAGTTCGTCATGTGCTAAACCTACGCTAGTATTGCATAAGTTTAAAACACTAGAAAACTTACTTGGATTATTCGCCAGTTCGTAAACTACGTCTGCTGTGTTATCCACTGAGTTAGCTAATTCAATTAAATTCCACGGTAATTGCGGCAAATTAAGCTTCGCCACTTTTTCCGCAAAATCAGGGTATTTTTTCTCACCAGAGCTTACTTTATCAGCAAATTGGTTAATTACTTGATTAGTATGCTGCTGTTGGGCTTGTTTTGTTGCAGTATCCGCTATTAACTGCTCAAGTTCCGCCGGTGAAAGCGTAATTTGTTCAGTTTCAGGATTTTTTGTTGCAGAAATTGGCTTGTTAGTATTTGCTTCGGCTAATGCCTCACGCCTGCCCTTTTCTTGAGCTTCTAACTTAACGCCTGCCACAATCCTATTAACCTCTGATTGTGTAAGCTTTTTCTCGTCTTTCTGCTCTGCTTGCCCTTCTTGAGAATTTTTTACAGTTTGGTCGGTATCGTTAGAGACTGGCGCCTGTTCGGCTTGGGTCTCTGGTTGATGCGCGACTTCCTTGTCAGCACTCGCTTCCGTTTGAGTTTCCTCAACCATAAGATAGTCCTCCTTGACTATTTCCCCGTCACGGTACACCTCTGATTAACGCAGTGAGTCCACGACTATTTTACCGTTAGTTACGTACACCCTGTTCCTTTCTAAAGCGATTACAGGTATTCGCTGCTTTTATTAAAAATAAGATTTTTACATCCTACCCCTATATCATTTCATAAAAACGTCAATTTGTCAAGGATTAAACCTCGATTTCTAATGTAATGCTTTAAGTGTGAAGCCAAACTTCACATTGTGAAGCCTATTTTCACATGTAAAGAAGTTTTACATATTCAATGTCAAATATCTTTACATTACATAAGACCGACAATTAAATATTTATTTTAATGTTGGGGTGGCGGACGAGACTCGAACTCGCATATTTTAGAACCACAATCTAAGCCTTTACCAATTAAGGTACCGCCAACATAGATACTAAATGCCCTATCTTGTATACATTCGCCCACTCAATGTATACTGTTTTGTCAACCTTAGCGCATGTTATTGTCAACCTTATGTTAAACAATAACTTTAAGTTTCACGTGTAACATGTTGATCTTTATCGTGTCTATGAATCATATCAGCTACGGCAACTGCCTTATCGACCAAAGTTCTAGCGTTTTCTGCATCAATCTTATTTTGCTGCATTTCAAGTTGCGTTTCGCTTTGACCAACTTTAGCCAAGGCGCTTATACGTCTTGTGTCTGCATCCTTATCATTAACTGAAACGCCAGCAAGCTTGATCTGGTTATCTTTTTGGTCTTGTTCTTGTTGATAAGCAAGCTTTTCCTTCTCAAGCTGTACTCGCATCATTTGAGGGTTAGTTTGCCCTTGTTGGCTTTGTTGTTTCTGAAATTCAGGTATAAACTTCTGGATAGCGTCTTGAAGATCACCAGTACCAGCTAGATCAAGATTTTTAAGAATAAAATTAAGCCCTTCTTGTGTAGTACCGAAGAATTGCTGTAAGATTGGTGACACTTGCATTAATGCAGTCATCTGCTGCAAATTACGCGTTCTTTGAACATTAAAGCTTATGCCAGCATCTACGTTCACATTTAAAGCGTTCGGGGCAAATTTAATCTGTGGTGCGCCTTGGTCATTAATCGTTTGATACTGCTTTTTACCATCTTTTCCAACAATAGGAATTGACTTAGGTGTTACGTGGTATTTTGGTATCAAATCAAGGCAAATCTGCGCAATTTGTTGTAAACATACCAAATAGCCTACAATTGATGGCATAGCGGTAGCATTTGTTTGGGTTGCACCCTCAATAATTGCCACACCGCTTAATTCTTTCTCATTAATGCCTAGTTGTGCATCATAAGTACCTAGGATAGCTTGTGTAGTCCTGTCTGAGCCTTCAAACGCTGCTACCACTTCCTGTGGCATAGGTAGCCTTGGAATCTCTTGTGGGGGGTCTAAACGCTTCTCTGGGTCTTTGTCATAAAACTGGTGGTAAACCATAACCTGTGGGGTTTGGTAGTCTGTGTAGGCTTCTTTGTATTGCTCTGGGATTGCCTCAATTGGCACCTTAAACTTATGCTGTACCATGTTTTCAATTTCACTAGCTAGAGTTTGACCAGCAAAGTTTTTAAGCTTTTGGGTATCTTTGGCTTGATAGCAATAAGGTCTTGTGTATTGCTTTAGTTCAGACTGTAGCGTATCACGCACACGTACACTATCGTTATCAGCAAAAACAAGGGGTAAGTAAGTGTAGTCTGTATCTTTATGATCAAGTACTAAGTTCTCGATAAAGCGATAACGTACAATGTTAACAGTCCTCGTCATTCTGCTATCAACAATCTGCGGGGGTTGCTCTATCCTATCGCTTTGTGCCCATTGATCTAAAAATTTTTCATACTGCTTTTCTGTCATAGTTTGCTTATCAGAAAGCCTTAAAAGCTTGGTTTTCTTGTATTTCTTCTCATAGTAAGTACATAGCAAAATAATCTTTTCTTTGTGGTTCTTATATGACCAATTAAACTTATCTAAGTGTGTAGAAAACTTAAGCCGCGAGGTATTTACATTTGGGTATAAATCTTCAAATTCCTTTTCACGGTATGGCATAATTTCAAAACAATACTCACCATCTCCCTTGTGTGATTTAGTAGCTAGGGGGTCAAATCCGCAAAGTGTCGGGTCAAAAACACGTTCGACTACAATATCCTGATCAAAGCTATACTCATTGACGTACTTAGTGTACACCTTAGCCACACTAAAGCCCCCTGCGAGCATATCGTCGTACATCTCATAAGCAACGTTATCATCACGCATTTGCTTCTCTATGTGCCTTATATGCCCCTCTACAATGTCAATAACTCCGGGTTCAACTTGTCCATTGTTTCCGGGGGTGACTTCAATTGATGGTTCTTGTTTGGCAAACTCGCCCTTTTGCCGTGACACATAGCTTTCTAAAATGTTAAATTCAAGTTCTGGCTTACCTGTATCTTTCAATAC